ATGCTCTTTTGGAAAAACCAACGAAAAGAAACGGGTAATGTATATCCGTTAAAAACTGCGGGAAGAAGAGAAAAAAGTTCAATAAAGTATCCTCGGCCTAGAATACGTCGCCGCGGTTAAAGCTTTGGTATAAATAAAAAATAACATCTATTGTAGTGGAATTAACATGCCAGAAATTTTGACGACAAACTTTAAAACAGACAATACGAGAAGGTTCGTTGACGATGTTCTGACGAACGACTACTACGTATTTGTTTCTGGTACGGAACTATCGGTGTCCGAAAATTCCATTAGAGCCAAAACAACATTTCTTGAAGAAACTCTTTTTGGTAAAAAGATAGCTGATAGTGATGTCAAGTTTATGATTAAATATTTTCCTTGGCAACGAGGTACCGTTTATACAAGATATGATGATACTGTAGATTTGGAAGGGACTAACTTCTATTCAGTTGTTGGACCTACAAATCATAGTACAGGGGATTATCGAGTATATAAATGCCTAGACAATGGCGATGGCACAGAATCAATTAATGCTCCGCAATGGGATGAGGATAACGAAGAACAAATATATGATACTCAAGATGGGTATATTTGGAAGTTCATGTATTCAATGACAAGGGTAGAATTTGATGCATATAATGCATTAGGTTATGTGCCTATCGTAGGAACATTTGATTCTAATCCAACTGCAAATACAGCAGGGTCTCCGTTTTCAGATATAGTAGTTGATAATCCAATTTCTAATAATGGCTATAAAAGTGTTTTCGGTACGTTAGAAGGTAATCCAGTAGATAACAATAATACTAATCTTTCATCTTTTTATATCAATTTTAATAGTGATTTCGGCCAATCAGTTGGATATTATGTTGGTCAGACAATTCTCTTAACAAATCCTATTAATAATTTTACGGATTTATTTTCTATTCTTGTTTATACATACGATGAGCAAAATGGTAGAGCAAGAGTAATTGTACAAAATACTGCAAAGGCAAATTCACAGTACTCAGGTTATCCTGGGTTTACAAGTAATGCCAGATTTAAAATACTTCCAAGAATTAAAATAAATGGTGATGGCCAAAATGCCATAGCATATCCTGTTGTTACTGGTGGCTCAATAACCGATGTTGTAGTACTCAATAAAGGCCAAAATTATAATAATGCGGTCGCCGAGGTTGTAAATCCAGTATATGATTTTAATCCTGGCGATACAAACACCATCGACGTAAAAGCACTTATAAGACCAGTACTTGCTCCAGTTGATGGTCATGGAACAAATTTGGTTGATGAATTAAAATGTCGACACACATTACTATATGGCTATATCACAGGTTCTGATAATACTGAAATTGGTTTTAATAACACATATTCAAGAGTTGGTGTTGTTAAAAATCCACTTTTTCAGGATGCCAATAATGATCCTATTACTGGTGCAAATACACCTGGTATATTCGACAACAGATTTATCTTTACCACAGATGATGTAGCTGGTGTAGAAAAGAATGAAATACTTTATCAAATTAATGGTTCAAATGCAACCGTATTCCAGGGTAAAGTATATAATGTCAACTATACAAGCAATACTGTTGCTTTGGTTGAATACTCAGGACCATCAAATAATCAAGCAAATTCAGATATTTCCTTTGATCCAACTTTAGATTTTAGAAGATCAAATGGTCAAATAATCCGAATAAATACTCCTGTGGTTGATAATATCACAGAACCACTATACGTACAGAGATCCGGGAAGGTATATTATATGGAAGACTTTTTCCCTCTGGAAAGAACCGAAAACTCGAGAGAAGAATTTAAATTCGTTATGGAATTTTAAGGGATAGATAACAGATGCCAATTAACACAAATTTAAGCACTGCTCCATATTTTGATGATTACAGTCAGGAAGCTCAGTACTATAGAGTATTGTTCAAACCTGGTTATGCAGTTCAAGCCAGAGAACTTACCCAACTTCAAACGGTTTTACAAAACCAAATTGAACAGTTCGGTGATAATATCTATAAAGAAGGTAGCATTATTAAGGGTTGTAACTTTACAACCATTAATGGTTTGGAATTCGTAAAATTAAAAGATGGAAATGATTTAGTAACAAACTTTGATCCTACTGCATATGTTAGTAGACGTGGGGTAGAAAACATCAATGGTGTTGATACTGAAATTGATTATGTATATGAAATTATCGGCGAGACAAGTGGCCTTAAGGCTATTGTGATCTCTGGTGTAAGAGGCTTTTCATCCGCGCCGCCAAATTTAAATACATTCTTTATTGGGTACACTAATACCGATACCTCATTAAATCTATATAACAGATTCATTGCTGGTGAAAAGCTTACAATTTCTGAAAAGAAATTTAAGGTAGGTGGCTTGGATGTCGGCGAAACAAATCCAATTCAGACCACCGCAGTTAAAGCAGAAATTGATGTCAGTGATTTATCTAATCATGTAGGACAATCATATGGTCTTAGAGCAGAATCCGGTGTCATATTCCAAAAAGGACATTTCCTATTTGCGGAATCACAGACTCTTATTGTTAGTAAATATACAAGATTTCCAGACCAATTAGCTGTAGGATATCGGGTTACCGAAAATTTGGTAAACGCCTTTGAAGATCCTACTCTTTACGATAATGCTAATGGTTCAAGTAACTTTAATGCACCTGGTGCAGATAGACTTAAATTAGTTCCATCTCTTACCGTATTATCACAAGAGACTGCGGATGCAGATGCGTCATTCTTTAGCTTAATTAGATTTAATAATGGTAATCAGGTTACAGTACGTGATATTGCAGAGTATAATGTTCTTGGGGATGAAATGGCTCGAAGAACATTTGAGGAATCTGGAAACTACATTGTAAAGAATTTTAAGACCACCCCCTCAAGACGAGGAGATGATTTAAAAATAGGTATTGGTCCAGGTACCGCGTACATTAAAGGTTACAGAATTGAGAATCTAGGTGAACAATTTTTTACCGTCGATCCTATTTCAAATAGTGAAATTATAGAAGATCAAACTGTAAGTTTTAAATATGGCCAATATGTAGATGTGTTGGATTGGAACGGCTATATTGATCTTGATAGATCTTCAGCCGTTGATCTCAAAAACAGCTCTAGTACAAAAATTGGTGAAGCGTTTGTTAATAACATTGTTGATACCAGAATTCATCTCAGTGGTGTAAGAATGAATCCAGGTGAAAATTTTGCTACGGTTGAACGCGTTGATGTTCCTACTGGTTATATTGAAATTGCAAATACCGCAGTGGAACCAGCAAGATTAAAAGGCACCGATACTCAGGCATTTATTTTTGAAACCGGGCTGACAAGTCTAAAAAATACTATCTGTACTAAACTTCCTATCAGAGAAGTGGCGGCTGCTTCGGTTGACAGTGGGACAGATCAGATTATTATCTCGTCGGGGTCAGACGGAGATTTTTATCTTGATCAGGATGACCTTCTTGTAATTGAGGATACTGGTACAAAGCTAACTATTCAGTCTTCTGTAGTTGAAAATCTTGGAACACAATTAAGAATTCAAATTGATCCAGCAGAAGGTGCTGGTGGTTCAGCTGTACATGTCTATTATAATAGAAATAGAACAGGTAATACAGCACCAAAGCCATTTGAAAAATTGGCAAAAGAAACTCATGTTAAAATTGCACATGTATTTGATACTCAGAATAACAGATGGAGTCTGGGCTTCCCTGATGTATATGAAATTATAGACATTGTCGATAGTAATGGAGATGATTATACAAATAGTTTCCGATTAATCAGAAACCAAAAAGACACCTATTATGATATTTCATATATTGAATATATTCAAGGTAGACCTATTCCACCGAATAGTACTCTTACAGTAGAGCTAAAGGTGTTTGAAATAAATCCTATTGCTGGAAGAAGTTATTATTTTGCAGTAAATAGTTATCCAGCAACTTTGGATTATGATGATATTCCTGTATATACATCATCTAGTGGTCGGAAGTATTATTTAAGAGAATGCTTTGATTTTAGACCATATGCTGATAAAGAGGCAGCTGCAGATTATAATGCAACAAATCCAGCAACAGCACCTAATGTCAGTGGTGCGGTTGGCGCTAGCCCCACATTTACAACATTGGTTCCTATTACACCAGTAGGTGGCGGTGTGGCAAATCTTGACATTGAACACTTCCTTGCTAGGGTAGATGCAGTAACGGTTGATTCATACGGTACTTTTAATATTATTAAAGGTCGCGAGGAAAGAAAACCTACACCCCCGTCATTATCTCCAGATCAAATGGTTTTGGCAGAAGTCAAAATTCCAGGTTCTCCGGCCTTAACACCGGCGGAAGCACTTGCAAAAGGAATGCGGCCATATGGTGTCTCTGTTATTAAAAAATCCCACAAGGGTTATAAAATGCAGGACATCAAACGAATTGATGATAAGGTTAACTCTTTAAACTATTACATATCATTAAGTCAACTTGAAAGCTCAACTCAGAATCTTTCGATACTTGACGAAAATGGTAGAACCAGATTTAAAAATGGTTTTGTTGTAGATCCATTTAATGATCTTACATTTGCTGAAATAGCTGACCCCGAATATAATGCTGCAATCTTGCACAACCAAAAAATATTGACTCCAGCTGTTAAACAGTTTGCATTGGATCTTAAATATTCATCTGCTACTGGAGCACAATTATTTCCACCGACGAATAATCCTAATGTAATGACACTAGGAAGGGATTCAAACCTTACGGTTCTTAATCAGCCGTATGCTACTGAATTTAGAAATTGTGTGAGTAACTATTATGCCTATAATGGACTGGGAGGACTATCACCAGAATATGATATTGCATACGATTTTACTCAAAACCCAGATCCATTAACAATTGATACTGCATCAATGTTTGAAGACTTTGTAGACAACCTACAAGAATTCTTACCTCTTACGGATGTTCTCACAGAAGAAGGTATTGCAGTAAACACATTTGGCAGAGCCGGTGGTACTGTAATCGTTGAC